TTTTTGTGCAGCTTCTGCTGCGGCTTTTTCTTCGGCCTGTCGAATTGCAATCTTAGCAGCAGTCTCTTCTGCCACCTTCTTAGCAAAAGCGTCCAGGTCGATTTCGGGAGTTTGTACTTCCGACATTGTCATCTCCTTTTGAACTGACTTTTCAGTTCCATCCGGTGTATCACTAGCTTCAAATGAATCTTCATCCTTAGCCAGAGACTGACCGGCTAGATCTACACTATTAGTGAAAGTTTTTTTGAACTCATTGTACTCTTCAATAGAGTCAAATGACTTCGCCAGAGAGAAAGTAGCTGCTTGGTTACAAGGTACCGATACTACCGATACTTCAAACAACTCAGCGTCCTTAATCTTTAATCCGTCAGTTTCCGATAGGTAATCAGCATCCTTGACTCGGAAACCAACAGAAAATGCTCCAAGGATACCTTCTTTAACTAACTGCGCCACATGATCGGGCGCAGATTTTGAAATCTTTGCTTTTAGCTCGAGACCGTCCTGGGTAACTTTTAATCCAGTGGCTCGACCTATAGGCTTGTTGTAGTCATGATTAAAAAGAATAATAGGATTCTTTTCAAAGTTACTAAGACCACCTTTTGTCCATGCTTCTGCTGAGATTGTATCCCCAGCGCGGTCAAAGTCAACAGTACTGGCCATTCCACAAATGTGAATGCCACCGTCGTCTTCATCCAAAGCCTTAAAGGTAGAAGTGAGGTTAAAGATTTTTTCCATTAGTCTTCACTCTTCTTTTCTGCTTTAGCAGGCTTGCTCAAAGCTTCAAGCGGGTTTGCTTTTGGCTTCGGTGCGGGTTTAGGCTCTGGCTTGGGTTCCGGCTTAGGAGCAGGCGCTGCTTTTGCGTTAATCTGTTCCCATGCGTCGGGCATTTCATGTTCTAGAATACCTACCATTCTTGCCCAGTTGCCAAAAAAGTTAAAAATCATACCAATACGAATAGGAGCTTCTGTATCTTTTTCCCACTCGTGTCTTGTCATGACATGCCCTCTTTCTAGCATGTGTATTGCTATATCTTGCAATACTGCTAATCTTGCTCTAGCTCTCGCCATCTTCTTCTCCTTCTGGTGGTCTACCACCTTCATCTGGGTTTGTCGCACTACCTGCAATATTTGCGGGTACTCGTAAGTCATCATAGCCTTCTACTGGGTCAAATCCCAAAGCATCTCGTGCTTCATTGGGAGAAATAATACCAGTATTAACAAGTGCTGAGTAATACTGCGACTGATCTCTTAGTTCTGGCTGCAATGCAGGAATATTAGTAATATCTTCTGACAATGAAAAACCAAAGTATCTTTCTAATGCAAAATTCATTTTACGAACAACAGGAAGTATAGTTTCTAAATAATACATTCTCATATTTGGACGAATATTTGCATTATTACCAGAGTCCAACATTAATGGAGGAACTCCTAGTGCTTTTAGAATAATTTTTTCATTTTCTGCAATTGCTGTTTGAAAGTCTAATTCTTTAAAGTTTACATTTGACACTGAGTCAATTTCAATACCGCCATCTAAAATAAGGGGTCTTCGACCTCCTGCATCGGGTCTATACCGAGCAGTCCAAGACTGTATCATTCTTTCTTTTATTTTTTCAGAGAGTGTATTTGGAGATTTAAGTACTAAACCTGGAACAGCTCCGTTCTTGAAAAAGTTATCCTGAAAGTCTCGCATACTACGAGTAAGGATCATGGTTCTAAGAGCGGGCTTTAAGCGGGATACACCTCGGTATATTGAGTAGAATGAATTGTCCTTTATGTGAATAATTTCACTAGGCTTATAGTTAATTTGTTCATTGAAAGTAAACTTTTCAATATATGTACTATCACTTGCATGTATTGTCATTTTATTTGCTGGCAAGTGGTAGAGATGGACTCCATCGAAATAAATAAAGATGTTACCATCTATTAAAAAATCTGTTACTAAATTTCTGCGAAATGTACTAATATCTTGAAACGGATTAGGCTCTTTATTAAGAAGTAATTCAACTCGTGATCGTTTAATTCCTTTTACTACACTTTGCATTCCCTGTACTTGAGGGCCTACACTAATAGGAATTTCAGAAACATCATCAACAATTAAATTTACGCCACGATTTACAATTTCAAGATCTTCATAAGCTCTCTCGTAGTTTACTGTTTTTTCTCGAGAGGGTTCTGTCTTATGGTCAAAGTATGGCTGTGCAGGATTTAATTTTTCCTCCACTTCGGGCGTTCTGCCAATTAGTCTGTCATACCATGCCATGTTTTTCTCTTTGAATCTCTACCCAGCGCATCTGCTTCTTTGCAGTCACTAGGGCTGGATTTCTGCCGTACAGCCTATGCAGTTCCAAATGATGCTTATGGCAAAGTGTTACTGTGTCGTTGTACAGCTCCGCCCACTTATCTTCTATAAACTCATCTCTCCAGATAATAATGTATTCATCTACATAATGATCTGGGCGCTCTTTTTGTTTCTTCTTTAACCACTCCCTCAATAGAGGAGCTAAAGTATAAAAATGGTGAAAATCTAATTCAGTGTCTGCTCCACAGATTTCACACTCTGTGCCCTTTTCATACTTTGATTTCGCGCGATCCCTTATATATTTTACTGGATCTCTTTTGAGCTTTTTCATTTTGAATTATAGCCTCTGTAGGATAAATTGTCAAATACTATTTTTTACAGGTATCTTTAGAACCCAGTATTACTAGTTTCGAACGAATACAGTGCGTATCTTAGAGCATCTGCCATGTGGGATGCTCGATTATGTTTTGGCTTTTCTTTGGCCAAATTAGGATTTGGGTCCCACTGGTACTGATCCAAACAGGAAAGTACTTCATCACATCTTTGATCAACAAGTAATTTATCGTTATCTACTATACCTGCTACATGTGCAATTCCATCAAGTACGGATTTTTTAGCGTTGATGGTGCTAATGTCATAATTTTGTGCAAAGTCAAATCGAGTTTGTTGTGCAGCAGAGTCAATATAAATGTAGTCAATATCAAACTTATCAATATACTCTTGTATTTTAAGAGCATGCTGCTCAGTAGTTTTCTCCGCATCTAAGTACTCCGCTAATATATGGTATGTTTGATCGTCCCAATCATATGCTATGACGCAAAATGCAGTTGGATCACGATAACCCACATCGAGACCAGCAAATACATCCATGCTAGATATGTCGAGAACTTCATTATTGGTAACACAATTTTCATGATCGAAGTTCCATATCTGTCCTTCATAAGTATTAAAATCAGCTTCATACTCTTGCCTAAACTCAGCGTCGGACATAGATTTTTTAGCTTCCGATATATCCAGTTCAGACATTCTTGGATTATCTTTATAAGTAGCTCGTATAGAGCACCATTCCGGGAACTCATCATTGAATCCTCTATCGAAGAATTCAGCAAACCAGTTGTTCCTGCCTCGAGGAGTCGAGATAAAAATAGCTTTTGAATTATCTTTATCTAGAGTAGGTCGAAGAGCTACGTTGAACGCATCACGTCCGTCTGCCAACGCCGCCTCGTCAAATATAATTAAATCGTAACTTCTTCCTACACAGGAATCAACCTGGTTTACAGAACCCATTCGGACCGTAGAGCCGTTGCTCAATTCTATAACTTTATCTTTTGCATTGTCCTTGGTTACTTCTAAGTCAAAGTGTTTAATTAAGTTTCTTTGTAAATCAAAAGAAATCTGAGACAGCGAGTAATTAGGGGACATAATGAGAATATTGGAACCAGGAACTAGGGATACTAGCTGCCCGATTATGTTTGCGATGTATGTTTTGCCTTGTCTTCGCGATACCGCAGCGCATACAAAACGATATTTAGGATTATTAATCGCATTAATAATTGCTACCTGAGAGGGTAAAGGTGTAACGCCTAATAGCTCCAGGTAGGGAGCTACGGCTAACTTAAGAAAGCGTGTCTCAGATTGTAAAAGGTGAAGCTCGTCTGCTACTATGTCTAGACGACTAATTTCTATTGCCATTTTATTCTACTCTGATTTTTGATCTTCTATTGTTTTGTCGTTCTGCTCTAGCCAATCTTCAGCATCAGTGCCAACATCATTTTGAGTTGCTTCGCGATAATAAATAATTATTTCTTTTTGTTGTCGAATATATCTACGAAGCTCTTGTAAATTGTAGGACATGTTCTCGTAGTC